AAGGTCATCTGCTCCGTAAACTGCTGATGGAATAGCATCTACAATAGCTCCTAATTGAGCAATTACGTTTGCTGAAGTTACTGTTGCAGCAGATACATCTACTACTGTAGAATCAGCTCCTGCTAAAGTAACAAAACCATCAAAGTTACCCTCTGCTGCAGCACCACTCCAAATAGAAGTTTCAGTTGCACTTGCAACCTCTGCTGCTACTCTTGCGATAACGAAGTCAGAAAATAGTGGAGGTAAGTTGTCAAATGCGGAGAACCCCATCTGAGCCGCCTCCCAATCCGAATGTAGCTCTTTTTTACAAATTTGTAAATTTACTTGTAATTCAGTTGGTGTTAATACTTTTTCAGTAAGTGTAAGACCTGAAGTCGTTGAATCGAAATCACAGTCAGCACTTCTTACTAAATTTGAAAATGCTCCTACTTTCATAGCAGCTTTGTACTTAATGTTAGGTAGAATAGTAATAGCAGCATCATCTAAAGTTTTTGCTGTTAATAAAGATGCAGCAATATATTTACCTGCAAATTCTCCTGCATAACTACTACCTGTAATTGTTGGATTTGGCATTTTATTTAATTTTAATTATTGGTTAATTTTTTCATTACTCTATCTAAAGCAGTTTCTTTTCTGTTTTGACCGAATCTTACTTTAAACTCTTGTTTAGCTTCAGGATTGTGAGTAATAGGCTCTACAGCAGGAGTTTCGCTAAGTTCTTGTTTTACTTGCTCCTCTACTTGCGCCATTTCTTCTTTATCCTTTTTTAGCTCGTTAATCATACCTTTGATTTCCTCAACGGCTGATTCAAACTCTTGTTTAGACACATATTGCATTTCTTCTTCTTCAGCTTCTACTTCTTCTTCTGCTGACTTAATCTCTCCAATGATACCCTCTTCTTCTACGACTAAGATTTGACCATCTTCCATTTGATATTCGCCTACAGGTACTGCTACTCTTTCATCTTCAGTAACAATAAAGATTTCGTTTCCTGCTTCAAAAGCCTCAGCTTCTAAGATTGTACCATTTTCAAGTGTAGCTTGTGCTAACTTGACTTCCTCAGTAGATTCTTCTACTTGTTCTTCTAATTGAGTTTCTTCAACTTGAGTTTCCTCAATTTTTTCCTCTCCTAAGAAAGTTTTGATTTTGTTTAAGATTTCTGTTGATTTCATATTACTATAACGTGTTAAAATTTATATTTGCATTTTTATATTATTGGAATTTAGATGGATCATCAAAACCTCTGATTAAAGAAGATACATCTTCAGCTGATTTTATATTTTTAATCATTGCTTTATAATCTGAATTACTTGAAACATCCACACCTAATTCTTTTCCTGCTTTCACAAATCGTTTTGCAGCACCATCAGCAAATTGCCTTGCACCTAAAAGCTCATTGTTAGCGTCAATCATTTTGACATAAGGCTTATCTGCTCCTGTCAAATAATCTTGATAATTTCTCCAAGCTCTATCAGCCTCTTTTAATGCTTGAAATAAGTCTTTATTTTTTTGCTGTATTTCTTTTGCACTTCCTAATTCTACTTTTGTTACTGTAGAAACATTTTGCATCGCTTTTTTTCTCATAACTTATATTTTACCGATTCCTTGATTTATTATATTACCCTTACAGCACTTTACTGAATAGGTTTCATCTTTACATAAACAACCTCTACGCCCTCCTCTTGGACTTGTCTTACTTGGTGTTTCAAATTTTTTCATATACTACCCTAATAAAGCGAATAAGCCTGTTGATGCTTTATCAGCTCTTTGATTTAATTCTGCCATTTCACTTCTGTAAGCCTCTAATTGTCTTATTGCAATTTTTGCTTCTGATGGTATTTCAATACCTAAATCATTTGTTGCTTTTATTATTTGTTGTACATCTGATTCTGTAGCTTGTATTCTTTTTAATACAGCTTTAGCATCATTAGCAACTCCATCTACGTCTTGTGCAGCTCTCCTTACAGTCATTTTTAAACTGTCTGCATCAGATTTAATTTTATTGTATGTTTTTACTATATCATCAACTAAAGCTAATTCTACTCTTTCTTTGCTAAATAGCATTTTACTTATTCTTTTACTCATCTTCCTTGACCTTTATATGGTTTTTTATATTTATTTTGTCCTACACTCGCATTTTTGCTGTGTGGATGTGATTTTCTTTTTGGTTTAACATATACTCTTACAACGTTTCTTGCCATTACTTAATAGGAATACAATTAGGAACTAATCTTCCGTTTTTAATTTTCATTCCGTATTGCTCGTATCCTGCTTGACAAGGTTTCTTTAAGTCAATAAGATCAAGCTCTTTAAGTTTACCCTCTGCCCATCTTTTAGCAGCTTTACCACCCCATAACAAATATGAGATAGTACCACACGCTTTAGAATCTCCCTCATCATAATATTCTTCTGCTCTACTTAAATAAGAGTACATTCTCTTAATAGTTTCTACACTTATAGGTTTTCCTTGTGCTAATTGTTGCGCTCTTACTTTTCCTACTTGTGTAGCACATTTATTATTTACTTTTTCGTTTAGCTCTAAGCCTCTCTTAGCGTTGTTTTTTACTCCGTTAGGGTAATCGCTATATGATTCGAGTTCTTGTCTCTTACCACCCTTTACACGCTTGTCTGACTTGATTATAGACCTTATATAAGACAACATCTCACTCGCCTCAGCTTCTTCTATGTCCTCGAAGTCATTTACAGGCTCTTTAGGTCTTTCCATTTTATCGGCAAAGTAACCCTCTATACTAAATCCTTTAACTTTACCTGTTTTGACAAAGTTGTTCCATATCTCATCGTTGTTTACTTTGACTGCACCCATCCAAGTACCTACAGGAACATTTAAACCATATTTACGAGATTTATCGTGTACCTCATCTTCTACTAACCAAGATTCTACTAATGTTAGTCCGTTAATTGTATGTTGGTGTTCTAATGTAGCTTTAGATTGATTGCCGTTCATTAAATAAAGCTGTGATGCTTTTTCTACCGTTTCCTTAGAGAAATATATGTAATATTCTTCTTCGCCTTTTCTACGATAGATCGGTTTGTTAGGAACAAGTAAAGCACCCATAAGAATACGCTTGTCTTTATCTACTTCAGCAAGTTTTATTTCTTCGTTTTTTAGTGCTATAAAATCTTCTTCTATTGCAGGATTCTCAACTACAGATATAGCTTCAATTCCTGTTAACTCATCATCTCCTAAAATCAATTCAACGATTCTCATATATGTATAACGTATTAATTTATTTTTTTGTTTATCCTATACTTGCTCCCTCAATAATATTTCTATCTAACTCTTGTGCTGTGCTTACATCATTAGAAACTACATAAGTTCTAAGAGGTTGTTGACCTTGTGATGCTATAACATCTGCTAATTGATCTGTTGTACTTTGACCTACTATATTGAACGCAGGAGTTTGTGGTGCAGTTGGCTCTGTTGTCGACACACTTGGTGCAGATACGCTTCCACCTGCTTTTAGTGCTTTTAATGCTGAGGATGTTGCTAATACTGATCCTGCAATACCTAAGCCTAATGATATGTTGTTTAGTGTTTTTTCTGCTTTTGCTAATACCAACCCTCCGGGCAATAGTGCGTATTTAGCTGTTACTGCTGCATTTGCTGCTTTAGTTTGTATTATTTGTTTTGCTATACCTGCTGCATTTTCTCCAATAATTGCTGCTGCTTGTAAGGCTCTATTTTTACCTGCCATTTTACCAAGCAACTGAAAACCCCTCATAGCTGTATCCATAGCCATTTCTTGTATTTGAGTTTTAGCTTCAGCTACTTCTCTTTCTATTTCTATGTTTTCTTTTAATAAAGCATTTTGGTTTGCTAATTGCTCTGATCTAAATCCTGTTATTTGTGCAAGTACAGCTTCCTTTTCTGCCTTAGCTTCTAATAATGCTATTTGATTTGCATCATTTGCATTCTTATCAAATTGTGCTTGTGCTGCTGCTATAACTGCATCTGCATTAGCAATCATCAACTTTTCTTGCTCATCTAATACCTCTCCTAATTTTCTGTTAGCCTCTATTCTTTCATCTATAGTTCTAAGTTCATCATCTCTGATTTGTCTTAATGCCTCTGCTTCTCTGTCTTTTTGCTCTAATATTATTCTGTTTTGTGCTATTGCTAAATTTGCTGTTTTTTGTAGCTCAACATTAGCCTTAGCAGAATCATAAGTGGATTTAGCATATTCTGTTATGCTTTTAGTTGCTTTAGTAACTGTTTCGACTGACTTGTCAAAAGTATCATCTACACCTGTAAGAACATCTAAAGATTCTTTACCTGCATTTTTAACATCATCTAAAGCTCCTGCAAAGTCTCCACTAAATACTTTTTTGACTGCACTTGCTAAAAAGCCTAAAGTATCTAAGAATGAATTAAATCTTTCTATAAGATTATTTTTAATAGCGTTACCAAATTCTATAAGAGATTCTCTTGGATTTTCAAAAATACCTCTAAAATAATCTATTACTGTACCTACGTTAGCATCTAAGAAATTAAAAAAGTCATTAAAAGCTAAAGATAAAAATTCAAAGGTTGTATTAAAACCATCTACTACTTTTTGATTTTCTTCAAATACTTCTTTTAGTTTTGTAAACGCTGCTAATAAAAGACCTATACCAATAGCTTTTAAAGTTGTGCCTATTTTACGAACACCTTTAGCTGTGTCTTTTGTTGCTTTCTCTACACCCTCAAAACCTTTTTCAGTTTTTTTAAGATTTTTATTAACCTTTTCTATATCGGTGTTTATGTTTTCTATGTTTTTTTCGGCTTTGTCTGTACGAGCCTCCAACTCCATTATTAATTTTTGCGCCATTCCTTTATTGTTTTAAATGTTTCCTTAAATGTTTTAGGGTATTTGTATTTACCCTTAGCTATGTCTATAAGTTCTGTTCCTCCCTCTACATAAGGTAGCATCTCTAATATGTTTTTTATCATAATACGTTTAATAGTTCTATGTCTGCTTCGCCTGTTGTTAGATTTGTTGTTATGCTGTTTATTCTGTATTCTGTGCCTAATATTCTAAACTTGTCTGCTAAAGAATAGTTTAATAATATGTTCATAGGTAGTCTTGCTTTTATTTTGCTTAGTCGATTCTTACTGTCAAATACTTGACCTATATAAGTAGAATAAAAGTTTTGAAATAATGTACCTATGAATGTATCATCGCCTGTATATTCATTCAGCTCATTAAAGAAATTTATGTTTGCTGTACTTGTTCCTGAAGCAAATGCTACAGAGTTACTTGGCATATTTATAGAGCCTGTTATTTCGGTATCTGTATGAAATGTACCATCTGCGTTTATTATAGTAACAAAGCTCACAGTTTTACTACCTACAGAAGTATAAACAGGATAAAACAATACAGGTTTACCTATATATGAATCTTGATTATCATCTGCACTCCAACCCCATTGTGTAGTTGTAGAACTTGAATCGTGTATGTCTACAAGTCTTTCAAACTTCATATGTCCGAATGGTAATTCTACTTTATATAAACCACCATCTAATGCTTCGTTATTGTTGTAGTCAGATGTACCCCATTCTTTGTTGAATAGTTGATTGTGTATTGCTGCAAAGAAACTATCTGTATCTTCATAACCAAATTGTATTTCTTTAAATGGTAAAGCTACATTTACTTGTCCTTGATCTATATCTACATATTCTGTTATATCGTATGTTGTTCCTCCTGAGTAATAACTATCTAAAGTCTTAACTACTATAGTTCCTGAGTTGTTTACAAAAGCTGTTAAATTAAACATCTTAAACAATCCTGATAAAAAGTCTATAACTTTCATTTCCGGTATTTGACTTGTTATTACAAATTCAAAGGTTGCTGATGCTGTATAACTACCTGTATTAAATTGGTCAATAATTAAAGGACTGTCTGATTCTTCTATATCTATCTCCCACCCTATATTAGTAAATGTTACTGCACTTGTAACTGTTATTGTTACTGTATAATCACCCTCTGAAACTGTTGAGCCACCTTGAGTATATAGGTTTATTGTTTTAGAAGCTGATATAGCATTTTCAGAATAAAAACTTACTCCATCTTTTTCTATTAATAAATCATAAGTTCCTGTCGGACTTAATAGCTGTAATGTGAACGCTGTTCCGTGTGTTGCTGCATCTTCTGTTATTCTTAAAGTAGAGGTATTTATCATTGAAGTATAGCCTGAACTTCCTCCTGCAACACTCCAACCATCTACTAAACTTGGAAAATTTGTAATTTGGTCTCCTGTTTCTACTACACCTTTTTTTCTGTGTAGCCACATAAACAATTTAGAATATTGGTCGTTACTTGTTTCTGTAAAGAAATCACTTGAGAATGTAAGACTATATTGTGTTTGTATAGCTTCTATAATGTTGTGTACTCTTATAGCGTATTTTAAGTTATCCCATCTTACGCCGTGTTTGTTACTTGATGGATCTAAGTTGCCTGTATTGTGGTCTGTATCTCCACTATCATAATATAGTCTTTGTGTATGTGTTATAAGAGGTACTATAATATCATTAGATGCAGGATTTCTTTCTAAATATGTTTGTATATTACTTGCATCAAAATCTTTGTTTAATGAGTTAAGAGATGTAAGTACGTTTAGCTTATCTTCTCCTATTATGTCTTTAAGGTCTACTGTATTGCCAAAAAATGTAACTCTATATGCTGAGGGTTGATTGCTTTTCATATCTACACCCTCTAATTTTATTTTACCCTCTTTAAAAGGTATGTGGTTAAGTTCGATTCTTGCTGCTACTTTCTTACGAGCATCAAATGCACTCTTAGTTAAAGAAGTGTTAAGAATATCAAAGTTGTAGTAATGCTTAAATAGTTTGTTGTTTACTTGAGATGCAGGTAATGTAAAAGTCTTTGTAAAAGTTGTAAAGATTTTAGCTATATCTCTTACGTTTTGAATAGTATCAGTTAGGCTTACTGTTTCATCTTTAAATAAGTCTACTCTTGTATCTTGTATGTATAATTGTAACTCACGCTTCATTATACTATATTATTGATGTGGTCGTTTGCAAACTCAACCTCTAATGTATATTGTATTAGTTTGTCGTTTACAGATGTTTTATGTGTTAATGAGCTTGTTACTATACTACAAGGTCTCCATACATCATAATAAACCCATACATACTCACTTAGCATAATATCTTGTATTACTTCGTTATAACACTCATCTATGTAGTCGGTGTTTAGTGTAAGCTTTGTTCTTCCGTTCTTGTTAAAGACTTTTGTTTGATGGTCTTTATTGTTATAGCTCGATGTAGAATAAGTAAATATATTACGTTTAAACTTTTCTTCTTTTGTGTTAAATGTTTCTATATTCTTTAAGAAAAAGTAAAACTCTTGAAACTGACCATATTTGTTAAGGTATATTGATTTTACATTTGTGTACTTAGGATTGCATACTCTTGTAATATTATATGTTCTTGCAGGAGTATCTACTGATGTTGCAGCTGCACCTATTGAAAACACCGACAAAACAGGAGTAGCATCATCAGTCCATCCTACGAGTCTACCTGCTGTATTATCAGGCAAATATATAATACCATCTCCACCACAGTCTCCAACATAAGTTGGGTCTTGACTTGTTGTTAAAGCTGTATTAACTCCATCTTTAAACTCACTATATCCATCAAAGCCTGTATGGGTTACTGCAGGCTGTGAGCCTTGATTTGTACCTGTGCCATCTAATCCTGTATAAGTTGTAATTACATAAGATATATCTACTGTATCGGCTACTGCTATAACTCCTGTGAAGTTTAAATCTATGTAATCTCTTGTTAGGCTTGATATTTCAAATACTGTTCTATTGCTTGTAGCGTTTTTTAATATCGTGTAACGAAGTGTGCCATCTATCGTAAGCTGCATTTTAGCTGATAAATGTGATGCAGTAGTTACTGTAACAAAGTATGGACTTCTTAATAATATTCTTGCCATTATTCCTCTACGTTAAATAAAAATTTAAAACTATTGTCTGTGTCCTCAGCAAATTCTTTTGGTAAATCTACTTTTAGTTTGTCAAATGCTCTTTCAAAAGGTGCAGTAAAAAACAAACTTGGTTTTATACCTTTGTTAAATACACTTCTTGCTATTAAGTATTGTAAACTCTTTCTTGGGACAAATCTACCTTTTTTGTCTCTTGTTCCTTTTATGCCTTTTCTAATAACCCATTGGCTAAAAGCAGAGGCAGGAGGCATCTTAGATTTAAAACTAAATGGTGTTCCGTATTTTTGCTTTTTACCACTAACACCCTGATCTTGATAATAACCATATTCTTCCATAAAGAAAGTAAGCGTTGTTGCATCAGGCGTTTCGTTAATGTTATATGTTAAACTATTATATAGTTTTTTACTTACGTTTCTACGCTTCTTTGTAAGGTTTGTTCTTGCTTGTTTTATAACATACTTAGCAAATCTATTTAACTCTCTTTGTACTCTATTTAACTGCATACGTTTATGTCATTTGCGATTAATACATTAAACGTACAAGCTACACCTGCCATTTGATTCTCAAACCTTTCATAAAAGAACTCACAAGAAGCATCTCCATCTAATTGGTATTTGTCTCTATATAGATCGCCTTTGCTTAGTAACCCTACTAATTTGTTTGCTACAGCTAATTGTGTGTTTATAATATCTTGCTCGTTGTTGTTGCCTCTAAATATGTCTGTTACCTCATCTTTTGATTGATCTACAATATCCATAGACATTACTGTAATGTTAAAGTTGAGGACTTGTTCTTGTATTGTTACGTTGTTTACTATTATATGACTTAAAGGAAAGATTGTTTGCTTTGATAAGTCTATGTCGAATATGTCGCCTGTTGTTACAGTATTGACATTCTCATCATTTAAGAGATTAGTCTTAATAGTGTCTGTGATTTGGTAATAGCCTCTTACTCCTTGATTCATCGATTAAATTTACTTTTTATATTCTTTGATTCTACCTCTGCTTTTTCTTTCATAAAACTTAAAGCATAAAGACAGGTATGTATGTTTAGTTTAGTGATATCTTCAAATCTTCTAATATCTCCTTGAGAGAGTCCGAAAAGTGATTGATACCATCCCCATTTTCTTCCGAAGTTAGATACTGAGCTAAGTTCATTTCCTTGTCCTCCTCCAAAGAGTTCAGCATAGCTTTCGACAAGTCCATCCCTAAATTGTAAAAAAAAAGTATAGAACTTAAAACAGCATCCATTGGCATTGACTTCATTACTTCAGGATTATCACCTGTATAGTCTTCTATCAAATATCTATCTTTATATTTTTGCTTTATAGGTCTATAGAGAACATTCATAGCTCTATGTATATTTTCCATATCTCCTATGTAAGTGTCAAGATCTATATACTCTCCAAAGCTCATATCTTCTAACTTAGGTATAAAGCCATAAGTTCTTCCGTTTAGCTTAAACTCTTTTACAAGCTGAGGTTTTTCATTAAACATATCTGTAAGTATCATTGTTACATCTTTGATACTGTTTGCTTTCATAGCCATTATTGTATCGCCTCTTAGTCCACAAAATATTTCTATCATTTTTATAGCTAAGAAGTTCTCATCTTCATTCTCAGATTGTATCTTTATATACTTTTGATATTGACCTAAAGTAATCTCGCTAAGAGTATCAGGAATATAAACCTCTACTTTCATATATATATAACGTAAAAAATAAAAGTTTTAGAGTATAAAAAAACCCCTACATTTCTGTAAGGGTTTCTAATGTGTGGGTTAAGCTCTCCTGCTTACGTTGATAAGTATATAGGTTGTACACCCTTAGCTACTTATTGATTATGTATGCCCTTGAATGATGCAGTTAACTCCCTGTGGGTACATCAAACTTTGTTTGTGTTGTAGAATTAACTACACATCAAATATACAAACAAATGTTAATAAAACAATACCCTATATAGACTTTAACATAATTTTAACATTTCTTTAACATTTACCTTATTGCATACTTACCCCTATTAGGATTCTTGAGTTGCATCATTAAAGCGTATCTTGCAGCATCTATACAGTCAGGGTGTGTGCCTGTAGGTTTTTGTAGATTGTTGCCCTCTTTGTCTTTATCCCATACATAGCCTTGCAGCTCTCTTATTAGATTCTTAGAATGGCTTGTTATGTAGATTTCGTTTTGGTTGATTAGGTTAATTCCGTACACTATAGAATCTCTACCTTTTGATACAGGGAATACTTTGTGTCCATAGTTTCTTAGTTCTTGAATTGACTTAGGCTCTGCACTATCAGCGTATATGTTTTCTCGTATCTCGTTTTGTTTAATGAAATAGCTGAGGTCTCTATTTAACATTCCCTTTCTATATAATACCTCATCAAATATATAAGCGTGATTCCATTTATATAGTCTTATAATAGTAGAGGGATCTACTGAATAACCAAAGTCTAATCCTGAGCAAAGTAATCTTGCTTCGTTTGGTATTTGGTCTATAGGTTTCCAATCAGGAATACATACACCCTCTAAACTACCTATTTGTCCAAGTCCATATACTTTCCACCAATTCGCCCAATATGTTGAGGTCTTACCTTTCTCTTTTGCTTTCTCTATTTCTTTTACTATTGTCTTGGGTAGGCTGTTGTTGTCTTTGTAAGTAAGGGTTATAAAGTTTGTATCTTGTTGTCCTACAAGTTCTTTATCTACCCAAAATAAATTAGCAGGATTGAAGTCAAGCCAAATGTTTCCTGATGTTCTGACTGCTAATTGTTGGTAAGAATCAAAGCTAACATTATTACACTCGTTTATAAATAAGTCTGTTCTTCTCGCACCTCTTAGTTTGTCAGGCTGATCTGTGCTAAAAAACTCTATATAGCTACCATTACTAAATTCGTATTTTAAGGTACTTTTATTGAACTTTCTATCATCGTACCTATTCAAACCCTTTAAGATGTTTAAGAAGTCTTTTAAAGCACCTCTACGCAAGTGTGGTATAGATTCAGCTACTATGCTTATTTCTTTTCCTTTATTGCGAATTGCATAGTCTATAAGGATTGCTATTATGCCTATTGTTTTACCTGCTGATGATCCTCCTCTAATGATGCGAACTCTTTTGTTAAGTTCTCGTAGTTTGTTTAGTGCTGAGGTTTTGGTTATTTGCATTAATCAATAAATAAAGGTACATCTTCGTTTATGTGTATATCCTTTGTTTCTTTTGGTTTACCTGCTACATAGTTGTAGTATAGTTGTACATATTTGAAGTCGCCTTTCTCTAAACCTTTTTTAAGAGCTTCAAATGCTAATGGCTCAAGTGGTGTAAGTTTCTCTATTAGTTTTACTTCTTCTGTCTTAGGTTTTCTACCTGCACCCTCTCTTTTGCCACCATTAAGTTTACGTTTATCCATAATTGAAAAAGATTGATTAATCAATTATATAACGTAATAATTTAAAATTTTATTTAGTATTATTAAAGCAACAAGAAAAGGGAATAACAAAGCGTTTACTTGCGTGGCTAATATATTCTTGCTGCTTTAAATGTTTTCTTATTTTCTTAAATAATATATAAATTTTAACTGATAACCTTTAGACTTTTTTATATTCGGATATTCTTTTGTTAAAAAATCCCAAGCTCTTGTTTTATGCCTATGCCACATTGTTACAGGATGTATTCTCTCTCCTTGCTCTGTGATATAAAAATCAGATTTTAATTTGTCTATCAATTTATAATTTGATGCTTTATATATTGTTCCTCTGTTTCCTACATCTTCGCTGTTATCACTATATGATATTATAGCTTTTAGATCTTTGAATTTTAGTTTTAAAAATTTATGAAGTAATGATATTGTTATAGTCTCTGAATATTTTGGCATTATATCATCTAACCACATTCTATCAAATTCACAAACCTCTCCTTTTTTAAAATCACCTGTTTTGTTAGGTCGTATGCCATAACCTAATTGCAAAGCTCCTGATATATTATCATTATAATAAACTAACATATTTAAAAAACTATTTTTTGTAGCTTTTTTTGAATAATGATGTCTTGTTATAATATTGTCTGCACTTTTTTTATCACAGTTTATAATTTTTATATTTTTACTAAGGCATTCATATCCTATTAAATAACCTGTCCAATCATATATTGGAGTTTTTTTTAATTTAGCCATCTTTTTTGTCAAGCTGCTTTTTTATTACCTCTACACTCATATAGATTTGGCTTACTATGTTCTCTAATCTTTTGATTCTTTGTATTGTGGTGTATTTTTTGTTTACCATAGTCTGCCTTGTTGTTTATGTTTTTCTATTCGTTTCTTTGCTGCTTCAAAGTATTCTTTATCTATCTCGTATGCTGTTAGCTCAAAGCCTAAATTATGACAAGCTATAGCTATTGAGCCACTACCTAAATGTGTGTCTAAAATCTTATATCCCTCTTTGGCATTATTTAAAAGTAACCACTCATACAATTCTACAGGCTTTTGTGTT